GAGGAACAACAAGTAGAACGTAAGAAAGAAAGGATTAAGGAGTTATTGGTTAAGAAAAATAGCAATGATAATTTTTTGTGAAAAATTGATTTTATAATCAAAATTGAATACTTTTATTTTTTGGTTTCATATTTATCTTAACCATAATAAAAAAAATATATGAAGAACATTTTTGAAAAGAGGGTAAATATTTTACCTTATGAATATCCATCCTTATTAGCGTATAAGGATGCTATTAGGCACTCATACTGGATTGCAACTGAATTCAATTTCACAACTGACATTGATGATTATAGGACAAAAATAAGTCATGAGGAGCGTGAAGTTATTAAAAGAACTATGTTGGCAATTGCACAAATTGAGGTGAATGTGAAAACATTTTGGGCTGACTTATATAAGAGAATGCCCATAACTGAAATTGGTGATGTTGGTATGACATTTGCAGAATGCCATGGTGAGGGAACTGAAATACTAACACCCAAAGGTTGGGTTAACTTTAAGGATATTGATACTAATACAGAGGTTATTCAATATGATTTAGAAACCAACACAATGACATCTGTTTTACCAAGTAATGTTATCAATGAACCTTACAAGGGAAAGATGCATAGGATTGAGAACCAAACATACAATGCATTACTAACCCCCAACCATAACATTTACTACAAAAATAGGAGTGGTGATATTGTTAAGAAGGCTATTAAAGATATTAATGCTTTTAGTAGTGATATGGAACTACCTTTTTCTGGTAAATTTGTTAATGAGGGTGTTGATGAGTTGAGTTTGGAGGATAAAATTAATATTGGAAACTTTGATTGGGTTGATTTATCAGATAAGTCTGAAAAGTGGTGCAATTCTTTTATTTATGAATTAACAAAATTGGAGGGGTCTAAACTTGATAGTGAGACTCAGAATGGTGATTATATTATTAAACACCAAACTATTAGTAAATTGTTTGCAGATAAGTTGCAAGTTATAGGTATTTTTGCTGGGTATGTAGTTGATATAACTAATGATAAAGATGTTTACAATGTAAGTTTTGTAAAAACTAACACCTTTTCTTCTATAACTGATAAACCTACTATTGAAGATTATGATGGTAACATCTATTGTGTTACAGTTCCTACTGGATGTATTGTGACTAGATATAATGACAAAGTTTTAATTTCAGGAAACTCGGAAGTTCGTCATAAGGATGCTTATGCTCAATTATTAAGAATTCTTGGATTGGAGAATGAATTCCAGACTGTTATTGAAATTCCAGCTATAAAGAATAGAATTAGTTATTTGGCAAAATATTTAGATGGGACAAGGAGTAGGGAGAATAAAATGTACACAAAGTCTGTATTATTATTTTCATTATTTATTGAACATGTGAGTTTGTTTAGTCAGTTCTTGATTATGATGTCCTTCAACAAGGAGAAAAATCTATTCAAAGGTATTTCAAATGTTGTTGAGGCTACCTCAAAGGAGGAAGAAATCCATGGCAATTTTGGATCAGAACTTATCAATATCATCAAGGAAGAAAATCCCGAATGGTTTGACAAAGAATTTGAGGCATTGATTGTGTCGGCTTGTCATAAAGCATATGCAGCTGAATGTGGAATATTGGATTGGATATTTGAGAATGGGGAATTAAGTTTTTTATCAAAAGATACAATTAAACATTTCATTCAAAATAGATTTAATAATTCATTGAATAGAATTGGGATGAAGTCAGTTTTTAAGGTTGATTTTACAGAGATTGAGAAGACATTATGGTTTGATGTTGAGATTTTATCAACAAAGGAGGATGATTTTTTCTATAAAAAAAGTACTTCATACAATAAAAAACAAAAGTCAATAACAGAGGATGACTTATTTTAAAAAACAAACAAAATGAATAAAGAAAAATATTATTGGTTAAATGATGAGAGTAGGCTTTTCTTATCAAGGGGATATATTAGTGAAACCCCCGAGCAAAGGATTAAAGATATTGCAAATAAAGCAGAGGAATATTTAAAAATTGATGGGTTTGCTGTTAAGTTTGAGGATTATATGGCAAGGGGTTTTTATAGCCTATCAACACCTGTATGGATTAATTTTGGCAAGGAGAAGGGATTACCAATTTCCTGCTATGGTTCCAATATTGACGATACTTTAGACAGTATTCTAAATGCTGGAAGGGAGATTGGAATGATGTCAAAATATGGTGGTGGAACAAGTGCCTATCTTGGTAATATTAGGGCTAGGGGTAGCAAGATATCAACAGGTGGAACAGCAGATGGTCCAGTTCATTATGCAAGAATTTATGATACAGTAGTTGATGTATGTAAGCAATCAGAGGCAAGAAGGGGTGCATGTGCAGTTTGGCTACCAATTGAACATGATGATATTTTGGAGTTCTTGGATATTGGAACAGAAGGCAATCCTATCCAAAATTTACAATATGGAATTACAGTTACAGATAATTGGATTAATGACATGAAGGGGGGTAATCCAACCAAGAGAAAGATATGGGCAAAAATAATTCAAAGGCGCAATGAGTTTGGTTTTCCATATATTATGTTTAAAGATAATTCAAATAACAATTCCCCCTACAAAGAATTGGGTATGGAGATAACTGCAAGTAACCTTTGTTTAACAGAAGACCAAAGAGTTGTCACATCAAAAGGTTATTTGACTGTTAAAGAGTTATATGAGAGTGGTGAGGAATTGGTTTTATTTAGTGGAAATGAAGCGGTTAAATCATCTCCTATGTTATTGAGAAATGAAGATGCTGAAATATTGAAAATAACATATTCAAATAGAATGACACAAAAGGTGACATTTAATCATGGGATACCAGTTTTTAATGATACTACAAAAGATATTGTAAGAGTTGAAGCAAAAGATTTAAAAATTGGTGACTACGTTGCTTTGCAAACAGAAAAAGGTTTGTTTGGTGATTTGGATATGCAAGATGAGGCTTATTTGTTGGGTGCGGCAAATAGTCTTTTGAGTGAAGATAAACTTAAAAATATTATTCCATCATATATCTGGAAAGCAAATGAAGAGACAGTAAAGGCTTATTTACATGGTTTGTTTAACATATCGAGTTATAATGATGATGGTTTATATATTGGGGATAATAAATTCATTTCTGATTTGCAAATATTATTTAGTAATTTAGGAATTAATTGTAATGTTGAAACTTTGAATAGTAATACATCAAAAATTACAATAAAAAAACATAATGGTGAGTTGGGGGTTAAGGTTGTTGCAATTGAGCAATTAGAAAATGAGCCAGTATATTGTCCAACAGTTGATAATGATGAACATATCTTTGTATCAAATGGTTTGAGAACATTTAACTGTTCAGAAATTCAATTACCAACAGATTCATTAAATTCTTTTGTTTGTTGTTTGGGTTCATTGAATTTACTTCATTGGGATGAGATAGTTGAGACTGATGCAATTGAGGTTTACACAATGTTCTTAAATGCTGTTATGGATGAATTTATATTGAAGTCAGGTAAAATGGCTGGGATGAAAAGGGCTAATAGGTTTGCATCACAACATAGAGCAATTGGCTTGGGGGTTTTAGGGTATCATTCATTATTCCAATCCAAATTAATTCAATTTGAATCTTTGATGGCAAAGCAATTAAATCATCAAATATTTAAAATAATTAAAGAGAAATCAGAATTGGCTTCAAAATATTTATATGAAGAGAAGGGATATAGATGTTTAAGAGAGGGATATGCCAATACAACACTAATAGCTATTGCCCCGACCAAATCAAGTTCATTTATTCTAGGACAGGTAAGTATGGGTATTGAGCCAATCAAATCAAATTATTTTATTAAAGATTTGGCAAAATCAAAAACAATTTATAAGAATCCATTTTTGGAGATTGAATTGGATAAATATGGTTTAAATACCCCAGATACTTGGGAGAGCATTTTGAAGAAGGATGGATCAGTGCAGCACTTGGATTTCCCAACCAAGGAGGTTTTCAAATCATTCATTGAAATATCACCAAAAGAACTTATATTACAAGCAGCACAGAGGCAGAAATATATTGACCAATCACAATCACTTAATTTGATGATACATCCATCAGTTCCAGCAAAAGATATAAATCAATTATATTTGTATGCACATGAGGAGGGGGTTAAGACCTTGTATTATCAGTTTAGTCAAAGTTCAGCACAGTCATTTGCAAGGAATATTAATGAGTGTGTGAGTTGTGAATCATAGATTTGATACAATTTGTTAAATAAAAAGCCCCCAGTCTATTAATTTAGATTTGGGGGTTTTTCTTTTTGTATAAAATCAAAAAATATATATTTATAAGGTAAATAATATACAATGGCTAATGGTATAACATATGGTGTTGATTTTCCTTTTGACACATCATATAGAGGTGATGGTTTAAAGATGACAGAATATTTTTCTGATGAAATACGAGCATCATTATTGCATTTATTGTTGACACGTAAAGGTAGTAGATATTATTTACCTGATTTTGGGACAAGGCTTTATGAATATTTATTTGAACCATTGGATGTGGTATCTTTTGATATTATTGAGAGTGATATTCGAGATGCTGTTAAAAAATATATACCCAATTTAACAATTATTAATATTCTTATTGAACCATTAACAGAAGATGAGGAAGTTCAATCATCAAAATTATCAGTTGATGATGTTGGGTTATCTTCTGCTAGTAAAATTTATAGATCACCTGGCAGTGGGACATATAAAAATACAGCTAAAATAAAAATTGAGTTCATTTCCAATACAAATGCGTTTGTTGGAAGTGATTTTGTTGTAATAAATATATAATATGGCAGATAGACAAATATCATATGGCGTTAGAGATTTTCAGAGTATAAGAAATGAATTACTTAATTATGTTAAAACATAT